CCGCGCCCCGCCCCTGCGCCGCGGCGGCGCCACGACGCCCACCATGGCCCTCAGCCGCTCCTCGGCGAGGTCTATGCCGCTCCTGGGCTCGCCGGCGCGCCTCTCGCCGAGGCTCCGCGCCTCCCTGGCCGAGCAGGAGCGCTTCGGCAGGCCGCAGCGGGCTCGCTTCGCGCACGTCGGCGGGCAGACGTACGGCCGCGACCCGGCCCCCTCGCGCATCCCCATCAAGAACTTCCCGCGGGTGAGCGCGCGGTCCCTGGTGACGCACTTCTCGCAGAGCCGCGGGGCCGACCCGCGCGCCCTCCCGCACGCGCCGCCAGCCCCCGCACAGTCACGGCAGTTGGCACGGCCCGTGGCCCCGCGCCTCCCGCTGGGCGGCCTGACGGTCCTGCTGGCAACGACTTCGCGGCCGACGGCAGGCGCGGCGACATGCGGGCTACGCCGAGATCTCCAGGCACGAGAGCCGCCCGCGTATGCCCGCGCCGATCACGTCGCGGTCGCTCCGACCAAGGCGCCTGCCCTTTCCCCCTGGCATCTCGACCCCCCCTCCTCCCGGGGGGCAGGCATGCAGAAGGCCACCAACGTTGTCGGGCTGGCGTTCGTCCGCTCGGGCGGGCTGCGCCCGCCCCCGCTGGGACGAATGGAAGGACCAATTGCTACGGCGTTGCATTAGGAAATTCAATTGACCTCAAATACCCCGGCGTGCTCGCCGTGTCGATGCGGAAGTACGTGTAGCTTGTCTTCGAGCTTGTCCACGTGGTGCCGTTCCCGCCGACGAGGGCGTTGCAGCTGTAGAAGCACTGGCTGCCGCTGATGCCGCTCGTTGGCAGCGCCCACGTGCTGTCCGCATAGATTGTCGTGATGTTCTTGGAGCCGGAGAAGCAGTAGAACAAGTCGGTGAGGTGCGACGGGTCGAACCCTCGGAAGTCGAGCGACGTCAGCCCCGTGCATGACGCGAAGGTGTACCTCATCTTCGAGACGTTCGCCAGGCTGTCCAGTCCCGTCACGGTGGTGATCGCGGACATGCTGTAGAACCAGTAGCACATGTTCAACAAGGCCACACTTGCCATGTCCACCTCGAAAGTCACCGTCCGCATGCTCGACCTGTTGTCATACCACGGCATCGCTCCCGCGGTCTGGTACACGGCATTGGCGCAGAGACGCCCACCCGCCAGGAGCGTCCGTGCGGAATCGACACAACTCGTGGCCTGCACCACGAGCTCGCCGTCATCGTAGAGGTACCCGTAGACCCAGACGCGATGGTCTGCTGCGGGGTCGGTGAGAAGGCCGCCGTCGCCTAGCTTCGCGTATGTCGCGCTTCCGCTGTAGGGGCATCCCGTGCCTGTGCCGCCCACGAGCTTGTTACAGCTGTAGAACATGAGCGAAGAGGACGTGATGGAGCTCGCGTCGAACTCGTTGGCCCAGATCGTCTCAAGCTTCGTACAGCTCACGAAGCACTGCTTGGCGCTCGTCGCACCTTGAAGGTACTGGAAGCCAGCGACCTCGGTTATGGACTGCATGCCGTTGAACCAGTAGTCGATGTTGGTCACGCTGACGCTCGCGAAGGAAGAGTCGATGACCACGCGCGCCAGGTCGAGCCTCACGCCGTCCCACGGCCTCGCGCTCGCGGAAGAGTAGCCCGCAGGGTCCACCTCGTACGCGTTCACGGGTGTGCCGCCGATGGTGCTCTGACGCCCGTCCAGGTAGTTGAACTCAAGCGTGCCGTCGCTGAGCAGGACAGCCCTCGGCTTCAAGCCGGTGTCCCAAGAAAGAGCGAGGATGACAGCCGCCATGTCTTCGGGCTTGTAGACGGTCGTAGACCCGTTCTGCCCGCGTATCGCGTCGCCAATGCGCGTGAAATGCCCAGCTCCGAGCACGCCGGTGTCTGTGCCCGTATACCCCACGATTAGCGGGTTGCCGGCATTCGTACCGTCGAGAGTCGCGATGGCGGCCGGCATATCCGCAGGCTTGTAGCGCGTCTGCGTGCCGTTCTGGGTGCGTATGGCATCGGCAATGTCATAGAGCACCTTCTTGGCTATCTTCCCGGCCGCCATGATCAGAACCCCGTGTTCGTGAGGTCGTCCAACGCCGCGATGGCGTCATCCACATACTGCTTGGTGGCGTAGGCAGTCAGGTCAGGCGTGCTCCCAGCTTCGCCCTGGGGACCCTGGGCGCCTGTCTCGCCCTTGAACCCGGAGAAGGCGAACGCGAACGTCCTGGCGCTCGCGGTGCCACCCAGAGTCACCGCAACCGAGGGCGTGCCCGTCGAGCCGTCGACGCTTGCAGTCGCGCCCGTGATGGTGGCGTCCGTACCGTCGACACCATTTGTGCCGTTGCTTCCGGCAGGACCGGTTTCGCCCTGAATACCCTGCTCGCCCTGTGGTCCCTGCGGGCCGACGAGATCCGCAGAAGAAGTGCCAGAGGCGCTGGTAACCGTAAGCACTGTGCCGTCCCAGCTGTGCGTGCATGGGGTACCATCGCTGCCAGCCGCGCCGGTCTCTCCCTGCGGACCAGTCGCACCCGTCTCGCCTTGGATCCCCTGCTCGCCCTGGATCCCCTGCGGGCCTTGGACTCCAGTGGCACCAACCGGAATGCCGAAGTTGAGGACAGCAGCGTTCTCGGTTCCGACGTTCACAACGGTCGCGGCAGACCCCTCCGCAAGCGTGCTCACGCTTCCCACGGCTACCGTGGCGGCAGCACCGTCCGCACCGTTGAGGTCACCGCGCTCGTACGCCTGCAGCACCTCGACGAACAGCGTGAAGCCGTCCTCGGACTGCGTCCCGCCAACAACTACCTGCTCGACGCGAATAACGAACACACGAGAGGAGATGGAAGTCTCTCCCTCGGTAACGACGTTCTGCGCGTACACTGTGCCCTCGTTGCACGCCATTGCCGCGGGATAGAACACCTGGAACGCACCTTGAGCGGCATCGACGGCCGTGAAGGGCTCCGTGCCCCGCACGTGCGCCTCCTGGTGTCGCCAAGCAAGGTAGACGCTGGCGTTGCTCAGATTTGCTGCGTTGCCGCCCCTCTTGACGGCCAGTGTTATACCACGCCCATGCGCGTCAGCAGATGATGCGACGAACTCGCCTCCGATGACGTCGTCGGCGGTCTCCCAGACAAGCTCGTGCAATCCGTATCCATCAAGCGCAGCCATCAGAACTCCGTCCCGCTCAGGTCATCGAGGTTCGCGATTGCGTCGTCCACGTACGTCTGTGTGGCGATGGTCTCGACCGAGCCCCCGGCATCCACGGTCACGGCGCTGGATATCGACGCGACCGACTCGCTCGTCGTTGCAGCTACATCCTCCACCGCCGTCACACGCTCGCTCAGGGCACTTGTAATGGCATATGAAGCCTTCTGAATCGTGCCCAGTATCACATGGGTGGTCACCGCATCGGAGAACACCCTCACGCGCTTCAACACGCGAGCCGTCAGCCGCCACTCAGGGTCACGGGAGGAATCGATAACTGCCACGGTATCGCCGAGCCCAACAGGCACGCCACCGTCGAGAAGTGCGACGTCCACCTCGTAGGACACCTTGGGCTGGCAAGCATCGACAAGAGCAGCCTGGGTCAGGGCGAGAAGCTCGTTCTGGTCGTCGCAGTCGCTGAAGGTCACCTGCCCGAAGGAGTGCACCTTCTCGGTGCGTTCCGCGTTCCAGCGCCCCCAGACCAGCCGAGCATCATCGTCTCCGACCCAGTTGACCCCGCGGTTGACGTCGCCAAACGTCAGCTTCCTGCGGTAGCCGCCTGTCCAACGCCCCTGGTCGTCGGTGATGGGAAGGCCCGCCCCGAAGCCGTACAGCGCCGTGAAGACCTCGTCCTCAAGCACCGTCCTCTTGCAACCAGCCAGGTTCTTGCCGTAGGTGAAGCGTGCGCCATGCCAAGCACCGACCTGCGAGAGGGGAAAGATCTGTCGGGAGGAGACACGTCCGTCGGTAACCGCAATCGTCGTGGCAACCTCGCCCTTCCAGACGTCAGCGATACGTCTCAAAGCTGCCAATGCGTTCGTGTGGTAGAACCAGCACCCCGCATTGCCCAGATCCGCGACCGTGCCAGCAGTCCACCTCGTAGGAGCAAGAATGGCCGCCAAAGCTGCAGAGGCGGTCGCATTCGTCAGAACCGTATCCTCCACGAAGTCATCCAGCAGCTCGCAGAGCGAGGACTCGCAGTACACATGGCACATGCCCTCAAGCGGCTCGTCAGTGCGCACCACAACATGCTCGCGCCAGCAGTCGTCGGAATCGTCGTACCAGACCAGCCAATCACCCTTGCCCGGCACGTCCCAGCTGTCGAACTCGATAGTGTCCTCACCGCCAAGCTCCTCGGTGTGGGTGACCTCGCCCGTGGGCGTCAGGATGCCGATTCGCTCGTCCCAGCGGTCGAACCAGAACAGCTCGGGCACGGCCCCCGCCATCACAGCCACCGCTCCCTGAATGTCACGGTATGCGCGGAGCAGTCGGAGAAGGAAAGCGTACAACTGCCCGGCTCAAGTTTAAAGAAGTCGCTGCCAAGGTCGATCTTGTCACTCATGTCACCGTCATCGACGTTCGCAGTCTCGTTCTCGAAGTCGAGAACGACAACCTCACCGCCAGCGAACGTATGGTTAAGAAGGACGTAATCGCCGCTCAAGGCATCGGTCACGCGCACCGAGCTGCCAGCGGAAGCCATCAGCGTCACCACGGGCCACGTGCCCCAGGTCCCGCCGACCTCGAACGTCGTGCCAGTCTCTTCGTGTTCCAGACCGTAGGCAATCGGGTCATAGCAGGTGAAAGCGACCTCGCAGCTCGCGTCCTCGGTGGCGGACAACCATGCGCCCACGGAGGTCACAAGCGCGTCGTGCCACTCAAGCCCTGGGTCACCGGGAAGCACCAGAACGCTGCCACCGTCCGCATAAAGCCACGAGTACAGCCGATGCCTCAGCTCTGAGAGTCCCGCCGCGTCAAGCGCCGCATGCGCGTCTAGGAACAGCCTCACGCGAACTATCCTCGGCGCGATCCTGCCGCCCAAAAGCAAAGCGCCAGCCCTGCCGGGTATGACCTGTGAGGTTGGCACGACCGCATGCGGCCCCTCGATGACCTCGCATGTCGTGTACGGAGAGAAGTCGTGCCCGTTGTAGGTGATTGAACTCACAGCAGACCACGTGCCCTTCCGTATGCGATGGACCGCCGCTGCGTCTCAAGCGACAGCTCGTCGAGCGCCTTGAAGCCTGTCTCGGCCTTCTTATGTCTGTCAGCGCCATCCTTGTCGGCAACCGCATCCTTCGCCACAGGGCGCTCCTGCGGCTTCCTGCGCGTCCTCCTCATGCTCATGATGGTCTCGCAACCGTCACGTAGACCTTGAAGCCCCAAAGGTACCGCCCGGAGCCGTCACGCCCGCGAAACTCGGGTGCGTCGGTGTCGATGCCAGCAATCCTGTTGAGATAGGCCCCGGCTCGCGTGTCCCAGTCAGCTGCTCGCAGCGCCTGCTCGCACGCAAGTGCCACAGCCTCCGCCACGGCGTTGACCTCCCGGCACGCAAACACGTCCAGCACGCGCTCGCCGCGCTCCGCGCCGACCTGCTTGGAGTCCCTGTCATAGGCACCGGGCAGCACGACGATTGACTCAGGGCAAATCGCCGTGCTCAAAGATTGTGTGAAAACGTTTGTGAATTCGGCATCTACCAGCAAGTTTGCGACCTGAGTTGCCACAGAGCCGCCGGCCGCGTCGTATGCCGCAACAACCGATTCGTCGCTCATCGCACCGTCAGCTCCCAATGGTGCACGCGCCCGCCGAAGCCCTCGCACCTCTTGCAGGCGGCCACGAGCATCGATGCACCGTCGATCTCCACGCGCGAGCCCGCCGGCACCTCGAACGCGCCAGCGGAGTTGAAGGCGTCGACGTAGATTTTCCCGGCACCCGCGTCGGCGGACCTGTGCGCGTCGTCCACCACGCTTTGCGTCCTGGAGAACCGCACGTTGCGCACAACCACGCCCTCGGAGAACGTCCCGTCCGCGTTCTGCGTGCGCACGACCATGGTGTCAGGCAGCGCCCGCCTGGGTATCGGCTTCAGCGCGATCATCAGCGCACTCCCGCGAAGGAGAGTCCCGTCCCGTAGAGCTCCGCCACTGCCGCTGCGGTCGCCTGCTCGACGCCGGTACCAACGCGGTCGCTCACGTACTGGCTCACTCTGAAGTCGCCGATGGAGAACCCGCCGACCTGCCCCTCGCCGAATACCGCGAAGGCGTCGCACGCCGCGCACAGCGCTTGCTGGTACGCGACATAGGCAACTTCGTCGGAGTCGGCGTCGATGGAAGCCCCGCCCGTGACCTGAGTAAGCAGACGCAATGCAACGGGAAGCACGGAGGAGAACGACTCCACCGGAAGCTCCCCGCCGTACGTATCGCGGTAGAACCCATATGTCACCGTGGCGGCGCTCATGGCGCGCCTACGAGGTCGCCTTGGACACGTAGATGCCCGCCAGCTTGTTGTCGAAGAGCTCGACCAGGCCGTAGCGCCTGTACTTCATCATGTAGGAGTCCAGCGTCTCAAGCTCGTCGGGCGAGAAGACGCGCGACGCCACGTGCTTGTCGAACTTGATCACGGCCGACTTCTCGACCACCATGTAGTTGATGTTCCGTCCGGTGGTGGCCTTCTTCGCGTACCCGAAGCTCGACACACCGGAGTTGAGCGTTATGGCCGTGTAGAAACGCGTCTGTGGCACCTCCACGATGCGAGAGAAGCGCGAGAGCACCGTGTTGGAGCGATTCGGGTTCGCCAGCGAGAAGTCATCCAAGGTGCCCTTGAGCGTCGGCGTGATGAACAGGATGCGATTTTCCGTGGAGACCTCCGCCTCGTCCATCGCGTTGGTCACGTCACGCAGGTTGCCCAGGATGTCCTCTGCGGTAGCCGCGCTCAGGTCTTCCTCGACAGGCGTTACGCCCGTGTGCGAAGCGATGGTGGCGAAGGTGAAGGCGTCGCCCTCGGGAGCCACCTGCGTGCGCTGCAGCTCGCTGCCAGCCTCCACGAAGCAATCCAAGATGCCAGCTTCCTCCACGTCCATCACATCGGCCAGCAGGCGTACGCCGCGGTCGTAGTTGAAGGTCTAAGTCTCGTACTCGTAGGTAATGGCGCCATCCTTGTAGCCCACGTTGCGGGTATAGTCGCCCAGCCCCGTGACGGAGATCTTGGGAATCATGATCTCCTTCGCGTTGCGCCCGGCGCGGACCATGCGACGGCCGCTGTTGAGCACCGTGGAGCACGCCGCTTTCTTGTATACGGCATCGATGATCGTGGTGTAGTTCTTGATGTACTCGATGCTGTTAGGCATGGTCAGTCTCCTTATTCGTTATCGGATTCGTCGAGCCCGGCGAGCCTGCGCCAGCGTTTCATAGTGGCGTCCTTGTCCTTGGCCACGCCTGCGGGCTCCAGCCCGGTCGTGCCGGTGGTCGCGGCGGGCTTCACGTCGGAGAAGAGCCACGGCTCTGCCTTCTTGAGCGTGCCGACGTTGCCGTCGTGGTCACCAAGTAGAGCCTTCGCAGCCTTCACGTTGCGCACTCCGGCAAGCTTCAGCCGGAACTCCACGCGCTCGTCGGCGGCCTGAGTCTTCAACTGCTCGATCTCGGCGGTCAGCTTGTCAGCGTTCGCCTTGGTCTGAGCGGCCTCGGCCACTTGTCCCTCAAGCTCCTTGATGCGTGCGTCCTGCTTGGCGAGAAGTGCCTGGAAGTCCTCGGCACCGCTGTCGGTGCCCGTCAGCACTTCCTCGTCCGCCTGGTGCTGCCCTTGCGCGTCCGCTTGCTCTTCCGCGAGCTCGACCTGCGTCTCTTCGCCACGGCTATCTACCTCCATGTCATCCGCCTTCCAACGTCATGAGGCAGGCATGAAGAAGCCCGCCTCGACTGGTCTTTCGACCAATCTAAGCGGGTGTCACAAAGTCGTTTCGACTGTCCTGATGGCTGTTACATGTTAACGTATTTGTATATGATTGAAACAACTACTACTATATACCCTTGTAGATAGCTATAATAAGCATGTTTCAATACGACTACTGACCATGGATGTGATACATTGGATGCCATCGACTACCTGCCGCGCTTAATAAGCGCAGGTCTGAGTAATGATAGAAAGCTTCTCGAGTCTGTAGCATTAACCGTATCGAGAAAGCTCAAGAACGATCGACCTGACATTGCCGAGGAGATTGCAAAGGCCTTGGTTGGTACTGGGGCAAGATCGGCAACACGGTCGATCGGCAATCAGACATTGCCTGTAGATAGGGAGACTCGTCTTTCTCTTGTTGACATCGAGGAACCGATAGAAATCGAGGAACCGATTCTCGACACAGGCCTTATGGCCAACCTATTGGATTTCATCAAAGAACGTGAGCTCATGCAACTCTTCTATGAAGATGGAATCGAACCTTCCAATAGCATCCTATTCACGGGTAGCCCAGGTGTTGGAAAGACATACACTGCCCACTGGATTTCATACAAACTGGGACTTCCTCTCATTTCACTCAATCTCGCGACTTCGATATCAAGCTACTTAGGCAGATCCGGGCAAAATATTAAGAGCGTCTTCGACTATGCGAAGGCTCAACCCACAATTCTGTTCCTTGACGAGTTTGATGCAATAGCCAAGCGTCGAGATGATGAAGGTGACTTGGGTGAGTTGAAGCGGCTTGTGAATGTGTTGCTCAAGGAAATCGAATTGTGCCCCAAGAGCAGCGCGATACTTGCCGCAACAAATCATCCAGAACTGCTTGATCGAGCTATGTGGAGACGATTTGATAGGGTGATAGAGCTCACCCTACCTGGTCAAGAAGAGAGCGAAAAGCTAATCGAACGTCATATTCCAGCGGGCAAGTACAACCTCTCAAACGACGTTCGAATCTATATGAGCAGACATTGTACAGGTGTGAGCGCTGCCGATATTTGCAAGATATGCGAGCAAATCAAACGGCAAATTGTCATGAATCCAAGTGATGACATCGACATGCTAGCGCTCAAAGAGTTGTTCACACGAATCCGACCAAGAGAAAAAACGGAGAGAATCCGGGCGTGCAAGATGCTCAAACAAAACTGCCAGAGCTTGACTACTAGAGAGATTGCAGGGATTGTAGGAACATCTGCTGCCACTGTATCCCGCGACCTCAAGGAGGGTGATTCGAACGACAAATAGGCTTCCAATCATCGCGCACGGAGAAACATACGTCGAATCGATTGCCCGTCCGAATAATGGAGGGCCAAAGGAACGACCGCATACATACGATGAGGCGCGAACGAACATACTCAGAGATATAGATGGAATGTTTGCAACCATTGAAGGTGAGCCAGAGCTTTATCTGGATGAAAAGGTCATTTGCATACGAATGGAGCCCAAGTTTGAGGCGAAGTCCTATACCCCATCCGCCATGCTACACGCCACGAACGAGATGCAAATAATCGGAGGAAGGCGTTACAAGCTGGCATCTGATGATGAGGAAGGTTCCAGTCAAGAAGCCGAATCGGTTGATGCAGCATCGCCGGAAGAGGCAGATGTCTCACCCAGCGATGCCAAGCTGTATTTCGTAAGAACAACCGATAGGGGCATAAGGGATTTTCAGAGCGCGCTGATAAACGGCAGCAACGATAGCAACATGGCATGGTGCAACGAGATAATGTCTGTGCGCTCTTTCGACCTGTTAGAACCGGATGAGAAAGTCCAAGGCTTCGATGAAGCATGGGAATCTGGACCCGTTGAGGTGGTCTTGCACCCGCTCGTATATGATTCAGACAAAGCAATCGAGCTATTCTGCTCGGTAGCAGGCGTCGAGAGGAAAGATGTAGAAGTAAGGCCATATGATAATGGCGTCACATTTATCGCCGCACGACTCACAAAGGAAGCTGCCAGCCGTGTTTCGCGCATCAATCCCTTACGCACCGTGCACCCACTTGGCAGGGTAAGCATCGAGTCAATGCGCAGGAGCTTCACTGCAGCCGCCCCACAAGTCCAGGTGGGAAACGTAGCGCCTACGGTAAAGGTCGGAGTATTCGATGGCGGCTGCAATCCTTCGGTCCCGCTGCTGTCTGGCTTTGTGACGGCTCATGATTGCGTGCCTTCGCCAGCAGAGCAAGCATACGTTGATCATGGCGGCGCTGTCTGCGGCGCGATCTTGCACGGGGAGCTGTCTGGGAAGGACGCCAACGATACACTTCCGCTGCCAGAGGTCAGCGTTGACTGCTTTCGCGTCCTGCCCACAACTGACCCCACCGATTTCGAACTATATGAAGCTATAGACGTTATTGAACAGGTAGTTCCGAACAACCCGGACATAAGCCTTTATAACTTGTCCTTTGGCCCCAATGGCCCGATTCTTGATGATGACATCAGCCGCTTCACCTACTCACTCGATACCCTCACTAGCACTATTGATGAAGATCACGAGAATCCGCTGTTCAGCATCGCGGTCGGAAATGATGGCGAATTGTCGGAGCCGTTCAATCGTATTCAGTCCCCCGCCGATCTCGTCAACGGGCTCAGTGTCGGTGCATACGCGATTGACCCATCGGGGAATCGCGTCCGTGCCGCTTATAGTTGCGTCGGCCCTGGTCGCGAGGGCGCAAAGACTAAGCCAGATGTACTTGAGTTTGGCGGAGACATAAACAAGCCCTTCATCGTTGCTGATATGCAGGGTAATCTTCTTACTGCAACAGCTGGAACGAGCTTTGCATCACCGCTTGTGGTACACAAGATGGGCTTGATGCTTGCGCAAAGCGAAGACATTACTCCACACATGGCACGAATGCTAATGTTGCATTATGCAGACCATAATGATTCTCAGGCACAGGAGGAATATGGTTTCGGCATTAGCCCATCAAGCGCAGACGAGTGCTTGAACTGTGATGAAAATACCGTCACGACCCTCTACCAAGGCGTTCTAAGGCCGACAGAGCTTGTGTCTCTGCCCATATTCGCTCCTTCGATAAATGAGGCGTCCGGTTTTGTGACAGTTCGTTGGACCATAGTCGCAGTATGTGCTGTTGACCCGAATGACACCGATGAATATACCGCGAGTTGCATCCAGGATACTTTCGTCCCACATGCGATGAAGTATTTGTTCCGCAAGGACGGCGTTGGCTCAAAGACCCTCGATTTGTCCGACCCAGATAATGCAGCTAGAGCCGCCGAGCTCCTCAATCAGGGATACAAAAAGTCTTATCTTCCTATCAGCGTGCCAGCAAAACGCTATTGGGAAGAGTCTGACTTGCGCTCTAACGACTTCAAGTGGGATACAGTCATATCTAAACACAGGCGCATGCGAAGTTCATCACTATTGCAGCCTTCACTCACGCTCCAATCGGTGTTTCGTACGAATAACGATCCTGATGCAATAACCAAGTACTACGCAGCGGTAACCGTTGATGCTCCAAGATATCCAGGCAGTCTATATACGTCAACTTTACAGCAGTATCAGAACCTCACCCCAATACGTATGAAGATCCAGAACCGTCTGACAAATCGCGGGGGCATATAGGATGACAACCATTGGTATTTCAACAAGAGCAGCACTATATTCCTGGCATAACGTCGCAATCACCGACCTCAAGAATCGTCCCGAGTGCATCCACCGTGCTTACCTCGACCCAGATGACCACTGGAACGGCTGGGCATGTCCCTACTTCGAGAAGGCCGAGGTCGAGCGCATGTTAGCGTGGCTGCCAGAGTTCGATGATAGCCTCGTCTATAATCCAGAAGGCGATACCTTCACCACAACGTACGACCCAGACAACCCCGAGGCATTCTCTGGTGTTGATATAGATGGCATGCACCTATATCCCATCGGTAATGGGTCCTGGACGTGGGTCATAGTCGAGGAAGAACAGTCGGAGATTGGCTCATCCGATGACTGTGAGCAAGCTGGCGCTGTCGAGTGAGGTGCCAGCCAGGTAGGCGTCGAACACGCGCGTCGCAGGAATCTTGAACAGCTCGACAACATTTGAGAACGGCTCATGTTCCTCGGGCATGACCATGGGAAAACTCACGCGCCCAGAATGTTGGATACTGCCCTCCGAAGTCGGTGCGATGAACGCGTTAACCACATGGTCAAAATTGTGATCATCTATGAACTTGCGGTATGCAGCCTGGTAGAGGAACTGCTTCGCCACCGACTCGACGCCGGGCACCCCTGCCACCTTTTTACCGAGCGTGGACGTGTAGTACTTAGCGTCCAGTATCGCGAAGACGCTTCTCCCGTTAGCATCATGGGACAGTAGCACAATGTCCGGTATCAGCGTCTGAACCTCACCATAGGGCTTGCCTTCAGCCGAGGTCCATTGCGGCCTCGGTATGATGCCCAGAACCGTCTCACTCTTCCTGTCAGCCCAATCTTGCGCAAGGTCGAAGCCGAGGTCTCCGATCCTCTTGCCGAGGACGTCATTGAAGGCCACCTTGCATGCCGTCTCCCAGACGTGGTAGAAAGATGACGTTCCAAGACAGAGCGGCGTGTCGAACTGCACTGTCGTGTCATCCTCCCCCACGTAGCGCAAAAGCAAGTCGATTACGTCCTGCTTCCAAGTGACGTATTGCACACCGCGCTCTTGCTCAAGGCGGTACGTAACAAAATCCGAGTCTCCGAAGTCCTCTACGTCGGCATCCGAAAGCCATACCTCGTCAAGTGCCAGCAGGTCCGCAATGCCGCCCTCCTGCATGAAAGAGGAGCACTTGGTAAGTATGCACCTATGCAGCCGCATGACGAAGTCAGCGACATCCTGGTCGCTCTCGTCGGTCTTGTAGTCCACGTATATCGGCCTGCCGTTGCTAAGAAACGGAAGATTGGAGTTGATGGTCCGTTCCCAGTTGATGTTGCCAGGACCACTGTCGGCAAGTGTGCGCACGTAGTTCGAATAGACGCCGTACTCGCCGTACATCTCAAGCAGAGCCAGCATGAGGGCGAGCCAGTCATTCGCCCGCATGCCCGCTTCTGTCATGGCGGCAATACTCGAGTAGCTGCCGCCGCTCTTTCGAAGCACGCGGAAGATCTGGCGCATGGCAGTCTTCATCTCCTCGCCCGGATTGTGCACATCAATCAAGGGCAGGTACTTCGGGTACACGATGAGACAGAGGTCATCAACCAGGACGAGCCCAACGTAGACAAACTGGTACTTGCCTCGTGCATCACCATCGAAGTCTGCGTCGTATTCCTCGTTGTCGTTGTCCGTGCGAAGCTTGAGCACGCCGTGGGCGCAGAGTCGCTCGACCAGCAGCTGCGCAGCGGAAGTGTCAATCGAAAGAGTCTTTGACAAACTCTGCGGGGTGTGGAAAGAGAGCTCCCGAACGTAAGCGGTTTGCATCTGCTTATTCCTCGGCAGTCGCTTCGTCGCCTGCGGTATCCTCCGTCTCCTCATCGTCAGGCTCATCGGATGAGAGAGGCTCGTCCTTCCACTCGAACGCCATCTCGCCCTTCTTGCGGAAATCAGCGCAAACCTGCGAGTAGGTGAATGTTCCCTCCCGTTTGAATACCTTGGCCTTCTTCGTCTTGGCTGCGTCCTCGAAGAGGTAGAGCAGGACCTTGTCCTGGAACGTCTCAGTGAAGTGCTCGGTATCCTTGAGACGCGAGGGCGAGATGAAGAAGGGGCCGAGCAGCTTATCCTCATTCACACCCGCGCTGAGAAGTACGTGATTGATGCCACGGCGAAGATTGTCCCAGCCCACAGGATGTGTGTGTCCCGCTACAGGTACACGATACTGCGCAATGGCGGAGCTGCCGGCATTGATGTCTATGTAGCGGAAGTCCCAACGACGCTTGAAAGCGGTATCCATCGGGAAAACGCCCTGGTCTGCGCTGTTCATGGTTGCCCAGATATACATGTTGGGAGGCAGGCAGAGACGTTTGCACTCATCCTTCAACCGCAGCTGCTCGGACAGCAGTTTTCTTGGGCCTCTTATGTGCGCGTTGGTCGCGTACTCCGGCAGGAAGACCCTGAGGTAATTGCGCATCTCTATTGGCACCGCGACTATGTATTCGCTTGTGCCGTCTTCCCTGCGGTCAAGCAGCTGGAAAATATCGCCGAACGTCGCAGCGGGATTGGCGCGGTTAATCTCCTCAATGACGAGCAGATAGTTAATGCCGGGGTTCTGTACTGCCTTGATGTAGGTTTCAAGAAACGGACCGGGCACGAAGCGGTAGGTTATCTCCTCCTCCATCTTGCTCGCCGGATCGTCTTCACCCTGTTCCTTTACGGCAGAGTAGGGCTTATAGCAGCCAACGAACTGGGCATAAGTATAATCGGGGTGAAAGGTGACGCGCGTTACGTTCGCTTTGTCGAAGCACCCCGGTTCTTCGTCATTGCCAACGGCGAGCTTGTTCAGCTCATACGACTTTCCCGTACCAGGGGCGCCAAAGAATATGAGATTGCGCGGCTCGTGAATATCCGGGGACCTCTCCACTGGGACTCGTAGGGGGTCATCCTCGCGTCCAGAGAGCTCCATGAGGAAGACGAGGGGATCGTCGTACCCAGAGTAGGCATCGCTGTAGTCTAGAGATAGCCTGCTCATGAGCTCTTGAATCTTTCCAGCACCGGTCACGTAGTCGAATACGTCGTTGCCAAGGTATACATCGCGATAATAGCCAAGGGCCTCACGAGCATAGGCAGGCAGGGTGGCATCGTCGGCTAGATTAACGATATCCTCTAGCCTGCGCACGTAATCGAGCTTGAAGAATTGTTGGCTGCCCTCCACCGTGTCCTTCTGGGAGGTCACGCCCTGTCTCTTCGAAAGCCCGCCTTCGAAGACGAAGTCCTTTGGGATAAATGATGCAGTCCCAGCGTTGCTACGGTCAACGTCAAGCCACATTGAGCGGAGCCAGTAGTTTTCAGTAGTGAGCGGCGAGACCGTGATGGAAACCGCCATGTTGCGCCCGCATGTTTTGGGAAGCATCAGCGCCGAGGCGATGAGGTTGTTTGGGTTGACGTTTCCCTGCACGCCAAGTTTCATGCTCTGGCTGCTCGCGCCTCGGGGAGATATCGCGTATGATCCTCTGCCGTTGTCGCTGAGGTTGACAAGCTGATCGCGGAACCGAATTGCGAAGCTGACGGTACGGCCTTCAAGCTCGCTCGGAGATGCGGACGCACCAGCCATGTCAACGATCTTTCCGCCCAAAAAAGCCTGACCTCCGCCGCTGTTCGCGTTGAAGTCATAGTGGAATTCAGAGTCGTGCCCTGAGTACGTTTGGTAATCGGAAATCTTCTTGAAGTATGTCATGATCCCATCCTCAGGACAATGTACAGGCTCTATTCGTCAGCGTAATCCTTTATGCGGGTTGCGACATATTTAGCGAGGTTTGGCGGGACGGCATTGCCAATCGCGAGCTCCACGTCGGTCTTCGCGCCGGGGAACTCGAACGAGTCGGGAAACGTCTGCAGGTAGCCGCGCTCGCGAGTCGTGAGCGCCCTCACGCCGTCAGAGACATCTGCCTTGTCGGCATGGTGGCGCTTGTAGTTTTCTGGAATCGGCCTGTTGATACCGCGTATTGTGGCTGAGGGCTCGTCTATTGAGAACACCCCGCGGCGGTTGTAGCTGCGTGGATGCATGTAGTAATACTGCGTTCCCAGCTTGTCGCCGAGATAGTCGCGCACGGTCATCTGCTTTTCCGAGAAGCCCGCGACAAGCGTATCGTCGAAGAAGCCGTCCTTCTCTCCGAGCTTGCCGATTAGGAAGAAACGCCTGCGCTTCTGGGGCACGCCGCACCGGCTCGCGTCGAGCACGTGCGTGGTGATCCCATATCCAGCGTCACGGAGCTTTTGCTCCATCTTCGGCAGCGTGGGAAAGCGCTCGATGTTGTATACGTTCTCGAACACGACCCAAGTCGGTTTGATGTCGATGACGAGCTCGGCGTACTTCACGGTGAGGTTTGCGCGCTCGCCAATCTGCCGCTTCCCGGCAATCGAATAGTCTTGGCAAGGGGGTCCGCCCACGATGACGTCGGGCTTCAGCTCGCGCACCATCGGCGTGATGTCATCTGTGCTGAGATCACGCTTGTAGATGGGGTGGTCGAAGTTGGCCTCGTATATCCTGATGGCTGCGTCCCAGTTGTCGAAGGCAGCAACGACGTCAAAGCCTGCCTGCTCAAACCCATATGACATACCGCCGCAGCCGGCAAAAAGGTCAACTACGCGCATCGGCGGTCTCCTCCTGCTTGCTGGCGACGTAACGCATGAGGGCGTTGCCGACGTACGCGGCAAGGTTCACCGGAACGGCGTTGCCGATCATGGTGTTCACATCAGACTTGCCACCGAAGAATTCGAAATCCTCGGGGAAGGTCTGTATGAGGCTGCGCTCCTTGGGAGTAAGCCCCCTGACCTCGCTCACGGGCACAGGGTCGTTCGGATGGCCCTTGTACCCCTTCGGGATGGGTCGGTCCACGGCGCGGATGGTCATGGACGGCTCGTCTATGCTGAAGACGCCCCTGCGCGTGTAGTTCGTCGGCACGCGGAAGTAGTAGTCGATTCCGAGAGAATCCCCAAGGTAGTCACGAATCGTCATGGGCTTATCGGCGAGATTCCGCTCAAGCTCCTCATCGAGGAAGTCATCTTCGCCGCTGAGCTCGCCGACAACGAACATGCGCTTGCGTGTCTGCGGGACACCACAGTAAGCAGCGTTGAGCACTTTCTGCGTGAGTCCGTAGCCAGCCTCCTTGAAGGTGACTATCACCTTGCGGAAAGACTCGGTGTTCCGAATGGTGGCGACGTTCTCCATTACGAAGTAGCGCGGCATCACAGCGATCACAATGCGTGCGTAGCAGACGGAGAGAATAGCTCTCCCGCGGGTTTCATCCTGGTATCCAGCAGTCGAGAAGTCCTGGCAGGGCGGACCGCCGATAATGATGTCCGGTCCGTAAGTCCGAATCTTTTCGACTGACTCATCGACCTTCGACAGGTCTTGCTCCACAACGGTGTGCGAGAAGTTCGCCCTGTAGACGTCAATGGCTGGCTTCCAGAACTCAAACGCTGCAGAAACATCATAGCCGGCGTTTTCAAAGCCTCTCGACATGCCTCCGCAACCCGCGAACAAGTCCACGGCTCGCAGCTCGACAGTCTTTCCAGCAACCGACATCCAATTATCCTTCTCAATACAGATACGAGCGCATCTGTCAAGACACGCTCGGAAAAGACAAACCCAACTGAGAAAGTATAACGGAAAGCCCGCTGGCCTCATACCCCCCAAGCGGTCAGCAGGAAAAAGGCATTCTACCACGTACCGCTAGCAAAAACACAAGCCAGAACATCGGCCCAATGAGAAGAACGACGAGCTCGCAACCCAATTACGCGAGAAGAACAGCGCACTCGAAGCTCATCTACACGGGAGAGAAGAACCCGCAACGCAATCACGAGTTGCAGCGTTATCGCACCTGTGAGTCCTCGAATTTATCTGCCTGCGGGTGCCGTGGCGCAGCCACTGCCGTGCGCTAGCTCATCGAGGGTTGTCCGCGTCCAGCATGGCGGGGTGTGGGGCGGGCCGTCCAAGCCACCCGACAGAGCTGCACGCTCACCCGTCACGGGCAACCTGCAGCCCGCCGACACCCTCCCTGGTCATCTCCGCCGCGACGGCAGCAGTTCGCTCGCCACCGTACCCACAGTGACTTCGCCACAGCCTGGCTCGCAAGGGCAAGCTAGGCGCCTTGTGAGCTCGATACCTTCGCATTGGCGCTATTGCGCTTCTGGAGCCCGCGTGCACGGCTCTTGGCGGTTTTCTCGTCCTCCCCGTACCACTTGTAGCGATACTCCCAGGCGGCCATGGTGACGCCCACCTCCGCCATGTCCTGCGCCTTCTCTGCTGCCGTGTCGGTGACAATGCTGTCGTCGAAGCTGACCGTGATATCGCCCTCGTCAGGCACTTGGTCACCAAGCGTACGCGCACAGCTCATCACCGCATGCGAGATCCCCGCCAGCGACGCCTCCAGCCCGTTCTCGTGCCTGCGGATGTTGCGCATCAGCGCACTGTTGTCGCTGGACACCTCAGTAGCGGTCTTCACGTACCCGGTGTTGTCGAAGTCGAAGTACGTGAGGCCGAACCCGCACAGGTCCCCGAGCACCTGGAGGGCGATACGGAACGCCTCCGCCTGTGCCTCGGTCCTCAAGGCGGGCGCGAACTCGGTGATCGTATCCTCAGTAGACATCACCTTACGAAACACCGTGCAATCGCCCTTACCGAACGGTATGGGCGTGTTCTTCCCGCCGTCCCTGTCATGGTCAAACAACACGTCGGAGAGAAACACGCGCATCTTGCTGACGTCCACTTCGTTGATAAGCGCGTCGAAAGCGAGATCCACGCTCTGTATCGCATCCACCGCATCCGCAAACACGCTCTGCCCGTATGGACTCATATCCACGCGTGTATTTGTGATACCTGGCTTGACGATTGCGAAGGTAGGGAAAGAAGAACCCGTGTCGAAGTCGGCGATAACCCCCTCGGGTTCCATCACGTTACCCTGCTCGTCGAAGCTCACGGTCACTATGTGATAGGTGCTCTTAGTAAGAAGGACGTTGTCATTTGTGATAAGACCATCGGTGAGAAGAGCGTCCGGCTTGCCCATCAGATGCATCTGGAGCTGGTCGACAGGCTTTCCCCGGTAATAAGCCCTCGTGCAGAAAGCGCATTCCGTCACTCCCTCGGCATCCCATGTAAGCGGTATGACTATCCTCGCGTCATAGTGCCGAACCTTCACCTCACGCCTGCCCAGATCCATCCATATGGCGAATGCCCCGGTACCCAACCCAAATGCACGCACGACAGTACTCTGCGCCTGGCTCATGAAGTTGTTCTTGGTGAAGAAGGACTCCAACCACTCGGTGCACTCCTGCTTCTCGCACGCCACCTGCGTCTTTTCGTTAAGGAGAAGAGAACCCCACTCCCTGCACACCCTCATAGCCGGCATGATCGAGCGCCTATGCACCTGGTACACGCGCCCAAACCCATCGGTGTCGCGATAGTCGTAGAACGCTCCCTGGGCACGCATCCACATGTCCCACCCCTGGATATGTCCCTCCATGTCCTCCAGTGGCAGCCGGTATCCCAGCCCCCGCAGGTACTCCCTCACATGTTCAGGCACCCAATAGTCATGCTCATCAAACCCGCTCATGCGAGCACCTCGCTTTCGTTGCATATGGTGAAGGTGAAGAAGGACAATGGCATGTTGATAAACCCGCTCCCTCCATACGCGCTATCGCATTTGGCGAAGAAATACTTGGTGAGAAGAACGCCCGCCTTGTGCCTCTCGGTGAAGGAGACCATGCTGATGAGAACCACCGTCTCGCAGCAGGTTTTCATGGCGAAGAAGAGCCTGGCGATAAACCCGCCTGCGCCCATGCCATTGCCTTTTGCCGCCATTGGTGAAGAAGGACATGCCGATCACCCCGTGTCTCAAGTTGCTGTCGCAGAAGAGGGTATCCGCCCGTCACAAACCATCGCCGCCCGTATAATTGCGGAAGAGAAGGACGCGGAAGGTGAAGCTATGGAACATACCGAAGAAGAGCTCGTCGAAGCCAGGCGCCAGATAGCCCCCACCGTCCACAAGCTCCAGGCGTCCTTGGAAACCATGCAGGCGAAGCCAAACGCCGACAAGCTCAAGCCCCAGATCACCCTGACACAGCGCCGCATCAAAGCATTTCAGATTGCGAATGACCTCATAGAGCAGGAATTGGCGAAGAAGGACTAACCGCGCAGGATGTCATCCATCATGGCGTAGCGCACCGCGTCAATCGAATGGTCGTTGCCATCGGGAATCTCATCAATCCACGTGCTATCACGGTCCCGCAGGTACTCCTTCAAGATGAACTCCTCGAAGGTCAGCGGGCACCTCACTGGGTCGATCACAATCTCCCTCAACCCAGCCAACCATTCATACGACAGCTTCCTCATACGCGCCTTGCGAGAAGGACGAATGCGAATGCCGAAGTCCCTCCGGTACACAGCCACCTGCTGCTTGCCGTCCGGCGTGTTGTCTGCCCAAACGAGCTCGTCGTGGTAATAGGGCTCTTCTCCCTCCTCATCAGAGAAGGTCATGGCATTCACCAGCATCTGTCCGGTCTCCGCAGGCGTCTTCTTATTGGCTGAGTGTTCTTCGAAAATGAGAAGGCGCCTTGCCGCCGGCTCCCAAGCGCACCGCACGAACCGCCACGGGTCCGGGAACCATCCCCAGTCCACGCCATTCCTCGTCCGCTCGAAGTTCCTTATACGGTGAAGAGAAAGACTCTCGTCAATCACGTTGTCTAACACGTTGCCGCCCGTCCCCGTGATCTCGCCCAGGTACTCCCACCTCCAGGCGGTTTCGTTCACATCGCGAAGATACTCCGCCTCGTCAATGAACGGCGCACCCAGCCACTCCGGGTGCTCGTCCACCACATCCAGATAAGAAGAACGGCGAACGAAGGTATCCGCCCGCCTTGTCCTGTCCAGGCACTCCACGTTCACCCAGCTCCACATCGTACGTGGTGGGTTATAGGAGTAGAAGATCCAGAAGTCATCGCCACCACGCCTGAGCGAGTTGAGAATGGACCTCACAGCCTCTATCCCGTCGAACTGGTCCAGCTCCTCGAACCACACCACGGCGGCGTATCCCTTGGTGAATTTCACGCCCTTCAGCTTGAGCGGATCGTCAGCCCCGCGGAACACAATCTTCTGCCCGGTCGGCAGGTAAGTGATCTCCATAGGAGAAAGACGAGCCCTGAAGTAGCCTTCCAGGCCAAGCGAAGAGATCGCCCACAGTATCTGCTGGTAAACGCTGTCCCTCAGCGTGTTGCCGAACCTTCTCACCACCACCGCGTTCGCCTTCGGCTGCGATATAACGAGAAGGACGATGCAGAGGCTGATGAAGGAGGACTTTGTGCTGCCACGACCACCATGCAGCCAGTAGTGCGTGTGCCCATGCGCCATCACGTCGCCCAGCACGTCATGGAAGCGCGGAATGACAAGATCAGCCGCGCTAATCATCGGCGCCCTCGTCGCCGGTTTTCACGGCCTGTACGGTGACGCCCAACACGATTTGCGGCGCGTCCTCCTGGCGCTCGTCCTTCTGCCTGGTGGTCTGCGCGTACTCGTCCGAGTACTTGCGCTCGAGGAGCCAAGCGGCTGCCGTCCACTGAGGGTTCTTCTCGCGTGTCGCCGTTGCCAGGATGGATTCCAGCAGCTCGGCCTTGTAGTCCGCCTCCGCCTTTTTGATTGACTCACAAAACGCACGATGCAGCTTGGTGGTCGGCTTGTCGAGCCAGCGGTACCAGGTCATCTCGGTGATCCCGAGGGCGTGGCATATGTCCTTGTTGGATAGGCCGCCTCTCTTGAGCTCGGCGGCTTTGTCGATGAGTTCCTGTGTGAGCTTCAGCCTCGCCATGGCAGCGGCCTCCTTTCTACTGGGGCCATTGTCGCGGCGCGTCACAAAGTCACTCAGGGTCGAAGAACGTACTCTGGGCTCGTACCGCCCTCTTGCGCTCTGACTTGGTGGCAAGCCCATGCTGTCTGCAAAGACGCGCGTTTCGCTGGCGCAGCGTCGCATACTCCCTTTCGGCATTCACGCACTCCGCCTCCGCCTCGCGGATCTCCCCTTCGAGGATGTCGTTGTACGCTCGTTCCTCCTCCACGTGCAGCAGTGCACTGCACCGCGGGCACAGACCGGTCTGTCGATTCAGATGATTCACTAGCAGCCCGCACTCGGGGCACGCCTGCATCAGACGCAGGCTCACGTGGTTCCTGCTCGCGAACATCTCCACGGCATGCGGCGAGTGGTAGACACTGTATCGGCGCAGAATCTCGTCGCTCACGGCCTTGGCGCCCTTGAACCCGGTCTCCCTCAGCACATCCAGGTGCGCCGTTGTCCAGGTGCTCATAGGAATCGCCCCGCCGTGCGTGTCTTTACCCCTGTCACGAACCCTGGCGCATGCCCGACACTATCTCGGCAAGACGGCGCGCAACCTGCCATGCCAGCGTGAATGCGGACGTGTCTTGACTGTCTTGACCAAATCGAGCACAGAGGTCGCATTTTCCCACACGCGCGTACTCCAGGCAGTGAGAGGGAGAAACGCCTCACATGCGTATTCTCTCGGTTGATTGAAAATCTCAACGCAACGCTGAAGGGCTTGCCGCAACAGTCGCGCCTTATCTGGCAGCTTCAGCGAAAAGCCGTTGCGCTTGGCCTGCATTTCATCCGTCCGGCCGTCAGCCGACCGGCCCCATGGGGCGTCTCTCGCGGCCAACGGCCATGCTGGCGCCGGCCCCCTCGCCCGGCGCGGAAGAACTCGGTGCAACGGCGGCGGCCGACCATCCGGTCCTTCTGCCTGCCCCTCCCAGAAAGCCTGATGGCTAGGCCTTTGGAATCACGTTCGCGCCGACGAGGGGCGGCTTCGGCGCCACCTCGTCGGCGGGCACCCGCCCTACCCCGAGGGCCTCCAGAAACCCGGCGGGGAAGGCGGCCCTGGCCAGGTCCGGCGGCGCCGCGCCTCCGAGGCCTGGCCTCGGGCAGGGGCTCACGCGCGACGTGCAGAGCGCCGCGCCCCACGGCGT